TCTGCTGATAGTTCTGCTTCTGGAGCTTCTGGCAAAGGTTGCACAGGTGGTAGTGGTGGCATTTTTGGTTTAAATATTGATCCCATAATTATATAATCCTGTAATCATTATCTGCTACACTTTGTGGCGCAGTTTGTCTAGTATTAATTTCTTGAAGACCAACTGCAAGGTAGCGCATAGCATCACAAGCGTGTGAACTCCAATCGTGTACAGGTTTCGATCTGAACATTCTATTTTTGTCGATGTACTTCCTATGGTAATGTCTTAACGCATCTATTAAGTTTTTGCAATGGTCTGTGTCTATCCAACATCTAGGTAGCAGCATGGTTACTGCGTGGATACCTTCTTCTACTGGTAGCTTCGGCACTACCTTAAACCTAATTCCTAACTGATATGCTATCTCTCTTCTGGTCTTTCCATTGCCGAACTCTTGCACATCAATATCGTGTGGAGCAAAGTGATCTTTGTAGATGTAAGGTTTTTCTTCTAGCATCTGGATGTAGTGTGGTAAGCCATGACCTCGTTCCTCATGGTAATCTATTATCTGTACTCCTGTTCCTTTTTGTTGAAAGAATATAATACTACTGTGGTCTGCAACACCGAGATCCCAGGCAGTTGAGACAGGCAAAGTGGGATCGTAGGGAACTCTAGCTATCTGGTTCTTATCTTCAATCTTGGCAACTTCTTCTCCGTATATAGCACCTTCTATGTTTGCTATCCAATCACATTCAAACTCTTGCATATACTTCTTCTCACCCATAACTTCTTTTGCTTTCTCCAATTCTTCTGGGTCTACAATCTTAGTATCACTTGCTTTGGCTTTGTAGTTAAACCAATCTTCTGCACCATTTGCGTGTTGGTATAGATCATAGAAGTTGTTGTTCATTCCAGCAGGTGTACCAATGAACACACAATAACCTTTACGATCTGATAGAGCTGGTCTAATTATTTCTGCAAAGAGTTTACCATCAATGTTAGCGTATTCATCTATAACACATCCATCTAGGTATATACCTCTTAATCCATCTGAGTTTTCTGCTCCAAGTAATGTTATTCTTGAACCATTGGGTAGATCAACTCTTAGTTCTGTTTCGTTAAACTTAGTGTTTGGTATCTTTGCTGTGAACTGTTTCATGTAATCCCAGGCAATAGACTTTGCTTGTTTAAAGGTTGGTGCGATATATGCAAATCTAGGATTCTTCAACTTGCTCATCAATGCTGATCTAATCAAATGATTGATCATACATACTGTTTTGCCAAACCTTCTGTGGCACACGAGAACACTCCATCTGTATCTATTGATCTGTTGATGTAAATAAGATTGATGTTTTCTCGGAGTATAAGGGATTTTGATATTCATTAGTGTATCATCTTAGATCTTTCAATACTACTTAATGGATTATATTCTACACCTAGTGTCATCATTACATAATCTGTAAACAGCTCTGCTGCTATCGCATTAGGGAAACCAACAAATCTAATAATAACATTATTTGTTTTCTTATCGATATAAGCAATACAATCTAAATCTTCAGTATTAAGATAATCCATATACTACATCTAGTGTATTTAAGTTTTGAAACAATAAAAAAAATAAAATTTGGAAAAGTGTTAATAAATGGGTGCAGGGTTGTTTATAGGGGTGTGTGTGTATGGGTGTGGAAATAGATGTGTGTGTCTGTGTTGAAATCCCATGTATATATATATAATAAAACGACACCACAATCTGGGGGGTAGGGGGGTATCGCATTCTATAAATATAGTCAAAACTACAACAAATATTACTAACGATAATTAAACACTATCAATAGTAAAACAAAAAACCTTTAAATATTCTTAGCCGATAGCCTTGACGTGTAAAAAACTTTGAGGCGTTGCTATAAAAGAATAACATTGTTTTAATCTTCTTTAATCTTCTTTAATCTTCTCCAAACATTAGAACCATTCTAATCTATATATGCGTCAATATGTCAACTTACATTAATTAACCAATAGATTAAATTAAACGAAACAAACGAAACAAAGGAAACCAATGAGAATAGAAAAAATAAAAGAAAGAATAGAAAGAGACAAAAAAACAAAAAAAAGATTTTTAGACAATCTTAAATGTTTAAAATCGGAAATGCAAAACCTTGAAAGTGACAGAGGTTTTAGAGATTATCACGCCAGTGAAAGTTATGATGATATTATCAAAAAATATGATGATGTTTTAAATCATGTTGAAGATTTAATTGACGAAATAGAGGAAAACAATGTTTACTAAATTATTTAAAAAAATAGAAGGTTTAATGCAAAATTTAACATTAATAACAATATATCTTATTTTTGCTTATTTTATGGCTCAAGTATTAAGATATATTGTATCTTTTTAATGCGACCAAATAGCGCATTTACTAACAAAGCAGCAAAAATTATAACAATAGAAAACAGAAGGGAATAAAAAATGATAGCAAAAACAAAACCAACATACAAAGACTTAACAAAGTTAATGTTTACCAATGGTAACCCAAAAACAGATAAAAACTTAAAGATTGAGAGCCTTAAAAAATATTGGATCAAGCGTTTAAATCTTGCACCTGCTTCAATATCTGGGTTCAATACTTGTGCAAGTGCTTCAAAGGGTTGCAGGAATGCTTGTTTACATGAAGCAGGAAACCCCGTTTTTATGCCTCAAAAAACATTAGGCAGGGTTAATAGAACTTTATTGCTATTTAAAGATCAAGCGAAATTTAAATATATGGCAGCTAAAGAAATAAGAAATCATGAAATTAATTGTAATAAACATGGTTTAAAAGCAGTCATAAGATTGAATACAACTTCGGATATTATGTTTGAGAAGTCTAAATTTAATTTTATGCAAGACTTTCCCAATGTACAATTTTATGATTATACAAAACATTTTAACAGAATGATTAAATATTTACGGGGGGAATTACCTGCTAATTATCATTTAACATTTAGCAGGAACGAGGCTAACGATTTCCAAACAACTCAAGTATTAAAAGCAGGTGGCAATGTTGCAGTAGTTTTTAGAGATAAGCTGCCGAAAACATACAAAGGTTTTAAAGTTATAAATGGTGATGAGCATGATTTAAGATTCTTAGATGATAAGAATGTAGTTGTAGGCTTAAAAGAAAAATTAACTTTAAATAAACAAGGTAAACTTGACCGAGATAATTCTGGGTTTGTGGTTGATCTTAAATAAACAATAACAAAAAGGGAAATATGACAATACAATTATATTATAAAACAAAAAAGGAACTTAAAAACAATATAGGATCGGAGCTTGACTATTCCGAAACCAATATTTTTAAAGATGAGTACACTTCAAATGGTGTTGTAATTGGTTGTGATCCAGATCGTAAATGGTTCGCAAAAATTACAATTAAAAACAACTTAATTGAGAGGGTTCAATAATGAAAAAACAAACAAATAAATATAGTTTAAAAAAATATCTTGAACATTTAAAAATAGATATTGATCGTCAACTACCTTGTGATGTTGTTGAGTTTAGCAACCAGGAATACTACTCAACATCTAAAAAACAATATCTTAAATATAAAGATATGGATTTGATACACGTTTTAAGATCTTTATTAAAAGATAAAAAGTATCTTGAAATTAGAGAGGAACTTTTAATGAATAGAAATTTTAAATTGCAAGACAAGTACAATAAAATAGCGAGGGTATTCAATGAAGATTAGAGAGTGGAAACAACAAAGACTTAATGAAATTAATTTAGATATTTCAAATCAACTTGATAGGTTTGCAAGAGAGTGTAAAGCTAAAGATTATATAGAGGAATATCACTTAATATTAAACTCAAATGCTAAAAGTTATGAGCAATTTAAAAAAGAAAGCGAGACAAAATGACAGATATAAATTTCTATAGTTGCGTGGTAGTTTTATTTTTAATTATAGTATCAATAATAACAGTATAGAAAGCGAGGAATAAATGCCAGATCAAACACTAAATGAAATAAGAGTAGTACAGGAAATAAACAAAGCAAAAAGACATGAGCAAAAAAAAAGAGAACAACTTTTAAAAAGAGTTGATGAAGTAA